ACGTCATAGGAAGGTAGGTGCCAGTTCCCGCCGCGCCGGCACTAAATCTACTTTCAGAAGAAGTAACCACCATCTGAACGGTTGACCCGTTTGTTGGGTCCGAATTATTAAACGCCACAAATGAACCAACCTGACTGGTTCCATTTGGAATTGCTGAAAATGTTGTTCCCCCATTTGTCGTAGTGGTCTGCACGATTAACCTATTTGCAATAGTCGCATTACTCATATCACCAGTAATGCGCTGCCCCGTACTGGTAAACGAAAGGTTGCCGCCGCTCATTGTCACGTTGCCCGTGACCGTCGCATTGGCAACAGATACCGTGCCACTGCTGATCGTTACGTTCGCCAACGTCATATTGTTGAGCGTACTTACCGTGTTCCCAAGCTGAATAGCCGTATTGCCCAGCGTAATCGCCGTAGCAAAGTTGGCATCTAGCTGCGAAAGCGGAATCGAGGTCGTCGCATTCGCAAACGTATTGGGTACAGGCATCAGAACCTCGCTCTGAGTTCGTGCTCCATTTCAAGCGTGCTCACCACAATGCCCGCCGAATTGGAACTCAAGGTTAAACCAAGATATTTACCCCATTGCTGGGCATCAGATTTATACAACTGATAACCAGAGTTAATCCAGCCAATTGTGGCGCTGGCGTTATTGGTCCAACCAACAGTATTGCCAAAAATGTTGGTCCAAATAACTTGGTTATCGGCCAAGTTGTAACTGGGGCTGCTGCCGACCTCACTATCAACCGTAGCAGTAATACCGCCACCCTGACTGATAATGGCTTCTACCCCAAACTTCAGCGCCTGCTTGTCCCGAATTGGGTCGCCCATTGGCCACAGCGCCGTTTTGATGGTCATCGGCACGCCAGCCAACGGATTTGCGTAAAGACGCTCCAAACTTGTGCCGTCCGTGCCATACAGCCGTGTAACACCTGCCACCGGAATACTGCTTACCCGCTTCACAGTCCCCTGACTCGTGATGAACCATTTCCGGTCAAAGAACACCGCCTGAATTGGCCGCAAACCAACCGTCGGGTCATTGTAATAGAAGTTGAAAGCCGCACACAAAATGTTGTTAAGCAACACCTGACCCGCCGTAATCGGCTGCGTAAAGTCAATGCTGCTGAAAATGCCGTCCAAAGCGTCCGATAACTTGGTCGTGGTCGAACCAACTAGGGCATACATCCCATAGTCGTTCATAAACAGCACTGACCGGAAAAATGGAAAGATGCTGTCAATTTTGTTGCTGCCAACCGACGCACTAATGTTGGTGTTAGTGAACAAAGTCGTGCCGCTATTGGTTACACGCACGTCACTAAACACGTTAATGCTGTCGTCGCCAAAGATGTACAGAAAGTTATTAGCCGACAGCAAAGCCCTGATATTATTGTGCAATGTTGCGTCAGTCAACGTCAGCGAGCCGGCGCTAATAGACGTGAAATCCGAATAGCTATTAGCAGCGGAAAAATACACGTTCCGCCCCTGCGCCACCCAAACACGCCCACTGAAGGTTTCAACATCCACATTAGGCTGCGTCACCACATTGGCACGCACAATAGCGTTGGAACCGCCGCCTCCGGTAATCGTGACCGTCGGAGCCGAAGTGTACCCGTCGCCGGGGTTGGTCATCACGATCTGAGTGATGATATTGCCCGAAGTAACCGCCGTAGCAGCCGCGTTAGTGCCGCCGCCACCGCTAAACGAAACCGTGATGTTCGCCGCATTGGTGTAACCCGTGCCACCGTTGAGCACCGTTACCGAAACAGTGCCGGTTTTGAAGGTTGTGTAAGAGGCAATCGCAGCCGCATTTGAGCCGCCACCGCCGGTCAGCGTAACAGTAGGGACCGAGGTGTAACCAGTACCCGCTTCCGTAATGCTAATGCCACTAACCGCATTAGCTGTAACAAACGCCACAGCCGTTGCCTGAACACCATTAGCTTCATTCGGAGCACTAATGCTAACTGCCGGCGCCGACGTGTAACCAGTACCACCATTTGTAACCGCAATCGTGCCAACAGAGCCAATGGTAATGAGGCTAGTGCCGTCCCATGTGTAAAGACCCTTCGCAGGGTCAATAATCATGGCACGCTCGTCTTTCCACTGGGTAATTTGCACGCCCGAGTTACTAAACGTACCCGCCGCACCAATGTTCGACAAAGTGCTTGTGGTAATGTTGAAAGCCTGCGCCGCACCATTTGACTCAAACGCCAACAAATAATCGTTATTGTTGATGTTTACGCTTTCAAACGTCGAAACGGTATTAGCAAACGCTACAGTGTTATTGCCACTGTTAGTAACAGTTACCTGTGCTGGCGTGATTTTGATGTTGCCGGCGCCAATGGGCTGCGCGTTTTCAATCCAAGCAAACTCATCAGGGTCAATAGAAGTGCGGTTGGCCTTCGTGTTCAACCCTTTGAAGGATTTGGTGACATGATATTTTTTCTGTTGCTCGGCTGCGGCCATGGCTAGTACGCCTGCGAGTAAGCCGTGGGCAACCTACGGGTATAAGTACCGACAAGCAACGCCTGCACGTTCTTCACATACTGTTGCTTGAAGATTTCGCTCTCGCCATAGGATTGCTCCTTAAACTTGGCGGTGTGCGAGGCGTAATACGCCACAGGCTGAGTCCAAATGTCAGGGATCGTGTCAGGGTCAGAAGCCGCAACCAGCGGCAACGGCTCAATGACCGTATCCAATTCCATCGTGTAAACCTGATCGGGCACCGGACCCAAGTAAATAAGCTGCGGCCCATACATGCTAAAGGCCACCGGGCGCCCAGTATAATTCTGCCAATACCTCAGTTGCGCATTAAAGTCCGTCCAAGGCCGGTACAACAGCGGCAGGCGAGAATTACCCCAGTACAAATTAATGTTGATAATATCCATCGTCTGAGTGCCCTGCGGCAACGACGAAAACGCATAGGTTTCTTGATTAGTTACAGTGGCGCTTGTCTGTAGCGTGCGCAAGCATCCAGTATCGCGCACCAAACGATTACGCGCATCATTGATGTAATCAGTTAGTTCTTGATCCGTGTAGAAGTTGCCGTTGGCATCATGCAGAAGCCGCCGGCACTGCGTAATGTACTGCGACAATGTAACAGCCATTTACGCACCTCACTGAATAGTGGCGGCAGATTGGACTCCCCTCTCCCGGCGCGGGGAAGCCACAGCCGGGAGAGGTTTGCCGGAGTCCGGCGCCGGGAAACTTGAGCGCCGAACCTGGGGTGGCTCAGTCGTGATCTTGAAGTTCTCAAGCCACGTTAGGGCTTTCGGCACATCATTGGCCGTTTTTGCCCAACCAAGCCGCGTTACATAAGGCACTTTGTCCTCAAAACCATAACCGAATATGTGACCAGCGACGAACACCGGTATTTCCACCGTTTCGCCAGGAAGGAAAGTATAAGTCTTCCCATCCCAACCATCGGTCAAAGGCATCGAGCCATCGTTGTGCACATATACGGTATCGGTCACAGGTTTACCGGAGTCCCTACCACACGGATGTCACAGGTTCCCCCGCTAACCGCCGTGTTTACCTTCACGAACAAAGCCGGCGCCGTAAACGCATCAGTCGCAGTCGCGGTTGACAACGTCAGGTCTTGCCACTTCGTAGTGGCAGCACTCACATTGGAAAGCACGGTAGCGTTTGACGCATTGTTGGACGCATTGCCATCACTGGTGGTGAGGACAATCACGTTTGCCGTAGCAATGCTTTTGTTGGCGTTCATCACCGTGATTTCACGAATGATGTAAGCCCCGGTGTTAGCCGTAAGACCACCCGACAGAATCGGAATGGTCGCTACGGCATTGCCCGTCGCGGCAACAGAAACCCCGCGCGCTTCCCCCAGCACATAACGTGCGAAGGAAGTCGGGAGATTGTTACCTACAGCGTTGCCGTTTGCCATACCTACGCCTCCTTACGAGTTGTAGGTGCCGGAAGCTGCCTGACCGCCGTTCACCGTGAGGAGCGTCACCGTCTGAGTACCCGTGACCGCGTTAGCGCGCACGTTGAACCCATCGGAAATCAGCACCCCGCCAGTGTTATTGGCGAGAAGGGTCGTCCAGCTATTAGCGGTGCCCGTGTAGTTGTTGACCTCGATGGTCACGTTTGCCGCCGGCAGCATCAGGTACGTACCAGCCGGGATAAACTGCGAGTTCGACATGGCAGTGGCATTGCCAGCACCAACGTTCGCAACAGAAACCGGCTGAAGATACGCACCAGAAGTGTTGGCGGATGTGTTCGCAACGAGGATTTTGTTAAGGCCAAGAGCCATGGTTCAATCCTCCTCAGATGCTCAAGCTGTTGTAGCCAGTGACCTTCGTCATGGCCTTGGGCTTGGTATTCACCAATTCCGCGATCATGAGAACGGCACCGACATAACCAATCTGCCAATTCGGCAGGGTGGACTCAAAGCCCGTAAACACGAACGAACCCTGGTCGTGAATATACAGCGACAGGTAGTTGGTGTTCAGGAAGTACACCGTGCCTTCTGGGCAGTACGGGTCGGGGTAAATCGGCACGCCAGCGACCATAAGGGCGCGGAAGCCGGACTGCGGACCATTCGGGTCGCCGTCAAAGCCGGAACCCGGCGTAATGACGTACTGTTCTTGACCCACGTAGTCCTGCGCCAGCAGCGTCCAAGTACCAAAGCCGCACACGCCGAAGGTCGGCACTTCAGCGCCGTTCTTCACCGTACCGGAAATGTACTGAAGGATGTTCTGACGGGTCGGGTTCACGGAACCGGCGGCATACTGCTTCGACTTCCACCAAGTGTAGGTCGAGCGATTGATGTTGCCGTAGGTCGCGGTGCCGGTGCCATCGTCAACAGCGGCGGGCAAGCCCGTGAACTGCTGCGTGTTGGTCGTGTTGGTGTACAGCGCGGTGGCCATACCATCCATCATCACGTTGGTCGCATCGTTCATGCGAGCCTCGATGAGCGGGATAATAGCGTGATCCTGCTGCACCGCACCTTCCATGCCGAGGAACGGCACGGGCGCGATCATCAGTTTCAGGTTGAACTCAGCATTGTACGCGCCCTGCTGTACAGACGGCTGCGCGAAGGAGCCGCTGTAATCAGACCATTGGGCGTTGACGAACTGAGCGCCTTGCACCGGAACGGTCACGGAGGACACACCGCCCGTAGCCTGTTGGCTATTGGCAATGAGCGCCGCCATGAGCGGGGTGCTGTTGTAGATTTGAACAACCAGCTTCGGGATAAACGCCCTACGAGTCACATAAGTCAACTCGGTGTATTGCGTACTACCCGTAGCCGGAAGAATACCACCACCGATAGGCATGGTTTATCTCCGAAGCGAAGTTACGTTTCCCTAGATGCGATCAAAGTCCAATGGGACGGTTAGGTTTTCCCCGAAGTTCCATCAGAGCCTTGCTCGCCTCATCTCGTGCCGCGACTTGCGGGTTCTTCCAAAAGGACGAAAGCGTGCTGCGCGCCGTAACATCCATCACATTGCGTGTGAAAGAAGTTGGCGTCGGCGCTGCTTGCTCGCGCATCCACTTGTGGTAGTCCGCTGCGGTTTCATGGTCAGTGATGCCCTTCTCAAGCATGATCTTTTCGATCTGCTCAATCTCGGACTCATCAGAAACTTTGCCCTTCTTCAAAAGGGCGGTACGACGACGCGACAATTCGTCCATCGCCTCACGCTCGCGCAGTTTTGCCTCAAGCGCCTCAACCTTGGCATTAGAGGCTTGAGTTTGGCGCGTGACAGAATCCTCAATTTCCAACTCTGGAATAGGAATGTCGGGCTTGGCCCGCTTTGTCAGGCGCAAAAACTCTTTACGAGTGTGTGGGTTTTCAGCAAGTTGACGCGCGAGGAGAGCCAACTCATCCCGCGCATCTGGTGTCAAATCTTCAAGCGAAGCCATGTTTCCCTACCTCTGGCTTAGATTACGCGCTTGCCATCACCGGGCGGAACAATAGCCATCTTGTTCTTGGTCCCGATTTTGGCGGCAGTGGAAAGACCACCCATCGTCGCATAACGCGGCGTGTTGATGATCTGACCGTTCTGCTGGCTGTTGTCAGTCGGGCGACGAACACTCGCGGCGCCACGCGGCTTAAAAAGGTCCATAGGTTTTCTCC